GACTCCTTCCCACTACAAATGTTCCATCGGAGAGTGTGAGGCCCACGCCCAGGGTTTCCTGCGCGGATTGCCACGCGGGAGTATAGTCGCGGACAAACTCGCAGGGGGTCCACTGGGCTGTGGCTAGGAGAACGGCGAGGGCATCATACTCGCCTTTCTCTTGATTGGTCAGAGAGTCGTAGGATTCTTTGAAGCGTGCGGGGATCGACATGCCCTGGACACGCATGACGCGGGAAAGACCGGAGGCTGACGTATAGGGAATGTTGTCTACAGCAAACTTCTCCGGCTCCGGGGGGAGGGGAGGGGGAGAAGCTACTGGCTGCCGCATCCAAACCAAGTACAGGATGAGACCTAACTCGACGACGATGAGGAATAACAGAGCATCTGTCATGACGTTTGAATGGTCGGATCGCCGGAAGGTTGAGACTCTACGCTGGGCGGCGCTTCATTGGTCGCTTTTCTTCCCTGGGCATTGGCCACCATGCCGATTCCTAGAGCGGCTTGCAGCTGCAATCTCTCGACAATAGTCGCCGGGATCTTCAATGATGGCGGCACGATATTCATCTTGCCCAGGTTCTCCATCAAGGTAAAGAAATCCAGATAGCCCATCTTCGAGAGGAGGAAGTCCTCCATCCGGTCTTGGGTGGCCGCGCTATTGAGCAACGATCCTGGTTTGAAGTTGAAGGTAAACGACTCAAACATCGCCTTGGCGCGGTCGTATCGCGGACGCGGATTCTCCATGCCAACTGCGTTCGCAAGCGAAGCCACATCGCCAGGTTCACCGTCAGGGATATTGTCCGGGATGAAGGTGTTGGGGTCGTAGTCCATGTCCTCCTTGGTGACGGCGTCGGGGCCGAATTTGGCGATGCGCTTGGGGAGCGTGTCGAACTGGGCAATGGAATACAAATACATCTCGGCAAACTCTTTCATGAAGCCTTCTAGGATGCGCGAGCGCAAGCGCATGCCGGGGGTCATGGCTTTCATGATGGTGTCGATAGTGTCGTCCGAGGGTATCTGGGCGAGGGAGGCCATCTGAGAAACATCGGCCGTCCCCGAGACTTCCTTGATCTCTTCCTTGATCCAGTTGACATGTTCCCAAAGAGACTGGTCGAGAGGGGGGACGGGGATGATCTGGATGCCTTTGCCAGAGGCCATGTTGGTGCGGATCTTGGCCCCCGGAGCGCGCGAGTTGAACTTGTCAAACTCGGCCTTGCTGACGTTGCGGTCAGCGGTCGCGCTGGGTTGCGCGAGTTGGGCCGCGTGGTCGTCGATGATGCGGAGGAGCGAGTTGAGGGATGCGTCGAGCGGCATGACATCCCACAGAGGAGCCTTACCCAGCCACGACTTGGGCCACGGGTTGAGGGTCAGTTTGATGAGAGGATATTTTGCGTGCCAGTATGGTGATGGGCCGTCATAGAGGAGAGCGCCGCCGCCCCAAACGATCATTCGTTTGAACGGATAGAGGGGTTGCTTAGGGGCAACTTTGTAGGACCAACTGGTCTTGGGTACATCCTCCCCCTGCGCGCCGACCTCCCACTCGCCCATCAGGACGGTCTTCGATGTCTTGTTGACCCGAGTGTCATTCAAATACATCGTGTTGACGAAGACAGTTGGAGTCGCTGGTATAGCTTCATCCGCCGACCCGCCGCGCCGGGACAATGGGCCGGAGTGTTTGTTCTTCGACGAGCCGCCGATGATACGTGTGAACCAGCCGAAGATCCCAGGCTCGCCGATGTCCGCCTTTACATCTTTCTTATATTCGGCCTTGACCCAGTTCGGCGTGCGCGCCTTGCGGATGATGACTCCCAGGGCGTCTTGCAGCGTGTGATAGGAGATCGGCTCGATAGGGAAGATCGAGCGCGGGTCCTCGGCCTCGACCATCATGTCGTTGAGGCGGCGCGAGTAGAAGAGGTGGGCGTAGCCGGTGCCACCGAAGGTGTAATAGCGGACGACATCCGCGATGCGGAGATCGATCAGACGAGAGGTGTACCAGTCCTCGGCCTGATCGTTGCTGATCTTGGCCTGTTGTTCGTATTTAGGATTGCGTGTCGCATAGTTCCAAAAGACCCGCGTGTCGGTCAGACCGGCGACAGTGTCTTCGGCAGTCTTGGCCGTGCGATTGGTCTTGGTCTTGGACAAGGGCTTTGGAGTGGGGACATAGGACGCGCCTGTCTCTCGCTCATTGCTAAATATGGCATTTAGCGCGTCGTCGATCTTGTCATAGCCTACGGAAGATTCAACAAAACGCTGCCCCTGCAAGAGACGCGATTCACACCAGGCTATGGTGTCATATTCGACAGTCCCTGGCTTGGCCGCGTCGTCCTTTAGCGGAGGAAGATCATCGAAGTCACTGGGCACTGAGGCGATTATAGACTAGCGGAGGGCTTCGACCAAGCGCCGTGTGACCTCGGGGTCCTTTTTGTGGACTGGTTCTGTGGCCAGATCCTTCTCGGCATTGCCGCTGCCTGTGTGGTAGTGGGTGGCTTCGTGGAGCTTGCCGGTCGTGCGCTCGAAGTCGCGTATCGACTGCGCCGTAGATAGCTCCTCCCTCACATATCCTTGACGGGCGTAGACTGCGGGGACGGGTTGGTCGTTGCGAGCGGGGGTGCGGATCTCGCCAGTTCTTGGATTTCTATATATAACTGCACGCTCCGAAGAATGTATCGTTGAGATAAGTAATCCGCCAGCTGGTCGTCCGTGAGGGCACCATGGGTGCTCACCGATGGAATAGGCTTTTCCGCACTCATCACAAATCCTAGAAGACATGGCCCTCAACTGCGCGGCGGAGAACATTCTGCCACAGATACTCGCCCAGGGGCTGCTTGCCTGCGCGTCCCTCTAACCTCTTAGCGATCACTGGGTCGAGATAGAAAGTGACCTTTAGTTGGCCGTCTTTCTCGATCTGGGCTTGGCAGGGGTCAGAGAGATAGTGGGGGGCAGCGGGTGCTGATACCGCCTGCGTTTGCCCCCCAGTAGGAGGCTTAATCGGGAGATTGGCCACAGGCAAAGTATAACCTCATCAATACCAACTATCAACTACGTCGGACCAGGCATCTTTGTAGGAGCGGTATTCGCCCAGGACTGGAGCCTGTTGTTGCCAGTCCACCTCTGGCTTCGCCGTCACTTCTTCAGATGTCCGTTCGACATCATAGGCCCACCCATGACCGGCCCAAAAGACCATCGAAGCGGCTTGGATGCGGTCGTCGTGGGAACCATAGGCAGCGCGCGCGCGCATCTTTTCTACATCGATGACTGCATTTGAATATTCTTCGAGCAGCCATTTGGACTGGATCTTGGCACGATGTTCCATCAGGTGCCGTCTCGCCCTATACCAGAGAACCTTCTGCGATTCGTGATGCGAGCGCCAGCCAATCCGGTTGGTCTCTTCAGCAATAGAGTCGGCAAAATATTCCCAGTGCCACAGATTGGCATAGCCCAGGCGGAGCAGCTCTTGGAGAGTGAGCATCCCAGGGCCGGGATAAGACTCGAAGATCAGGAGACACTGATCCTGCTCCTCGCCTGCATAGACGCGGCCCAGGATGTTGCAGACGCGGGCTGCTTCGACGGCATCTATGGGCGCTGCATACTCGGCCACTTGAACATCTCTATAGTAGAATTTTGGGATCTTGGTGACGGGGTCGATGATCGCCTTCCCCTGTTCATCGACTAGTTTGACCTTCTCGCCGTCGATCTCGAAAATCTCTATGGCGCAGTTGTCTGTCTTGTGATCGCCATCGACACGGAGATGGCGCTGCCAGCCGGTGACGCCAACAGTCGGGTCGCAGCCCATGACGTATTTGGCGTGTGGCTTCGGCTCCGCATACATCCAGACAACGCCGCGCGGATCATCCTGGAGGTCAGATTCTGACTCAGAAGATGAGATGATATTGGAGCCAGCGACGTGGAATGCCTCTTGCACTAAGCTGCGACCTCCACATCGTACGGATGACCGAGAGCGATCTCGGTCTCCATCTCTTCCAATAGTTCGACCGGCAGAGCACCCATGTTGGGTGACTGAAAAGACTGCTCCGGGGTCGCGGGGAAGTTAGTGAGGAATGTGGCGAGTTCGCCATTTCTGGCGTGCATCGCGCGCGTACTCTCCCACCAGAACAACTGCTCCCTCCCTAGGATGATCGCTATACCGTCCGTAAACTCGGGCGATGTGCGTGCGACCAGCTCCGCATGGCGCAATGTGTGGTCTTCCGGGCGCCAGTCGTCTGGAGGATTCGACCTATATTTGCGCTTATTCAAGTACCAGGGAATGAAAGCATAGATCCAAGACTCGAAGCCCCGGCGCTTGTGACGCGCGGCTTCAGTCACTTCGTGCCAATAATTCCCCTTGCCGTCTGCTGTTGACTCCTGGATGTGGAGCGTGGTCGATGCCTTGGGCATAGCAGGAATGAACGAGTAGCGGATGCGGCCAGGGTATTTCCAGAGAGCGACCTCGGTGAGATGCGAGACATCGACCTGAGATCCGGTACCAATGCCCTGCTGTGCATTCTCCGCCTGGTAAGAGATGCGACTGGATATCGGGTCTTCAAAACCAAGCTCCTTATCCTTCACGTCTGGATAGATCCGGGGCTTCATCCAAAAGGGCAGCCGGTCTAATGAGAGGTGGTCACGCTTGAACAACTCCCCTATGCGGTCGTCATCGAGCGATGCGGCGAAGGCGCGCGTCCCCGGCCAGAAGACCATACGATGTAGCGACATCCCCCTGACTGTGGCGGTCGCCATGACTTGCCGACACTTATGCACATAGGCGAGGATGCCCTCGGTGAATTTGTACTTGCGCCGCTCCTCCTGGCATTCTTCCTCACGGCGGCCGAACAGCTTGATATAGCGGAGTTGGGATTCTGCGAGGATGGGGGCAGCTATTTTTGCATCGATGCCATTCACCGTCTCAACGATACCGTCTTGATCCGAGACACCTGGGTCGAGTTCTACTTTGTGATAGCGCGTGAAATAGTATTCAAAGTCGCAGCGGCAGATCAGCCTCTCACTCTCTATGAACTCTTGCTCCGCTTTGTTGATCGGACGAGAGAGCTGGCCATCGGGCAAGAGGCGGTTCTGGGCATCGAAGCGCAAGCGCTCTAGTTTGGCCGCGATCTCGATGGAGGTCGTGCGAGGCAGGCGGCGGAATGCCATCCCAGCTTTCTTGGCAGCATGAAGGCGGCGGTCGATGATGCTACTGCTGTACATCGTCTTCCTCGGCAGCATCAAACCACTTCTTAAACTGGGGCCGCTCATCCCTCATGCCAGCATAAGAGACTGAGGTGTCATCCTTGGCTGGCTTTTCGGTCAATCGATAGATTTGCCGCGTGGCTAAATCGGCCTCATAGAGTTCGCGCAAGATGTGGAGTTCGCGGGCGATGGTAGTGAGAGGGCGAAAGATGGCTAAGAGAGTCCGCAGCACACAAACAGTTTAACCTAAAATCTCCACATTGACCTTCTGGCTGGACCCGGCATTGAATAACCAGAATGATTTCAACGGGACCTGGGCCGCGCCGCCTGTATTTCCATAGACGCGGGAGCCTGCCGGAAGGGTGGCGCTACCGACAGCCAGCTCGACACCCATACGAGTCGTGGCAACATTCGAGTCGCCGATCAGCGTGACCCCTGTATTGCCGCCCGTGTTCTGGATAAAAAGTTCGCGGCAGCTGGTGGGGACTGCGGCGGGGGTGATCGCGGCGGCGACCGCCGTGTAGAGATTGGTTGCTGTAGAGGCTGTGAGCGTCAGTTGAACCGCGATATATCCAGGGGTCTGTGCCATGAATAGAGTCTACTCCCCGGCAGGGATTTCTTCAAAGTCTACGTCGAATGAGACTTTGGACAGTTTATCGACGGCGCTCTCCATGCCCGCGCCGCCAAAGTGCTGCACGATCTGGACCGCGCCGCCAGAACGCTTGCCCGTATGGCCGGTCGTTTCGAGCAGCATTTTGCGGGCATCGGTGTCGCCACTCTTTTTGACCTTGCCGTTGCCCTTGCACATGGGACAGGCGCGGATAGATCGGGAGGCCGGATCGCGGGGATTGACCTTCTCAACGCCATCGACAAACTTCTCCATGCCCTCCTCGACATAAACTACGCCGAAGCCGTCACACCGGCCACACGGTTCATCTTTAGATCGAGCATCGTAGACGATGTCATCCATCACTTCCACGATGCCGTTCTGGGCTATGGCGAGGGCACGCTGATGCTGGGCCTTTTGCCAAAACTCGGCCATCTCATGGAGTGGGATGTCGCGTTCTTTGGCCAGCGCGGCGAGGGACATGTGCTTGCAACGGGGGTCCATCGTCCGCTCAAGATATTCTCTGAAGCGTATATCGGTGGCTTGTGCGAGGGCGACTCTGAGAGCCGCGCCTTTGGCCCCTTCCTGCCTGGGATCAAACCCTGCCATGTACTCGTTGTACGTGGTGTCCTTGATGCCAAAGGACGAAGTGGGGACCAATCCCCTCACACTCCCCCTCCCCTCATCCATCAGGAGCTTGGGTTTTTTCTTCACCTTGGCGTATCATACCACCAAAGGATCTGACGCCCATGAAGAGACTCCTATTGTGTTTGTTCGCCCTCGCGGCTATCTCATCAGCCCAGATCCAGACCATCAACCCCGGCGACAACATCTCCAGCGCGCCCGCCAAGTTGAACAATAACTTTGTATATCTGGATACATATAAAGCAGGGATCAACCGGGCAAATGTGTATCAGGCGTTTTTGCAGAATTTCGCGGCTGCGTTGATGCGACCACCCGAAAGGACGGTCGCCACTTTGCCCGCTGCTGCAACGAGCAACGGTTTGGTATTCATCGTCACAGACGGCCTAACAGCGTCAGACTGTACTGTCGGTGGAGGGTCTACTGCTGCGCTGTGTAGATCCAATGCGACTTCATGGGTGGCACTGGGCGGGGGTGGAGGTGGTGGTGGGGGTGTGTCGAGCGTCATCATCTCCGGCACAGCAAACAAGATCGCGGTATCTGGGACATGCACGATCACGACAGTCGGCTCCTGCCAGATCACCATCCCTAGCGGCGTCATCCTGGTCGGCCCTGCCCTAGGAACTCCGATCAGCGGCGTGGCAACCAACATCACGGGTCTACCGCTGGCGACCGGGATCACGGGATTCGCAGCCGCGATGGCCACATTCCTCGCCAATCCTACAAGTGCGAATCTCTTTGCCACCATGCTCACCAAGACGGGCACTGGCCCCCTCGTCTTCGCCAATAGCCCCACGCTCACCACACCGTTCATCCTGACGTCGGCCACCATCAGCGCCAACTCAGGCTCCCTGCCACTGCCCCCCACGGGGACCATGCTCCAGACTGGGCAGATCGACGGGACGGCAAATCTGCAAATGGCAGACGTGTTCGGCGCGGCGACGGCTTATCAGGGCAGACGGGCGAACGGGACAAACTCGGCCAGGACGGCACTGGTGACCAATGACCTCATCGCATCACTGCAAGCATTTGGCTACGGGGCCACGGCCTACTCGACAGCCAGAGCCAGCTACAATCTGTTCGCCTCCCAGACCTGGACCGACTCTGCCCATGGCACCTATGCCACGATAGCGACGACGCCGAACGGCGGGACAGCACAGGTCGAGAGAGTGAGAACCAATCCCGATGGGACGATCAAATTATCGGCCTATGGGGCGGGGACGCTAACGACCGACGCGAGTGGCAATGTTTCGGCCAGTACAACGACTTCGAGTTCGGTATTCAATGGGTCGGTGGCGACGGCAACTACGGGGATCGGGGGTACAGGCGCAGCCCCGACATTCTCCTTGGCCGATCAGTCGCTCAAATCTCCCGTGAGGTTTGAGCCTACTGCGATGATTACCAACGTCACATCGGTCACTTTCTCTAACCTATCAGCCGGGGCCAAGTTCTCCATTGTATGGCTACAGGATGGAACAGGGGGGAGGACGCTGACCCATGGGGCATCGGCATCGAATACATGCCAGTCGGTTATCTCCCTCACGGCCGGCAAATATACAGAACAGTTTTATGAGGTTTCGGCTGATGGGACGACGGTCACAGGGACTGGGTGCGTGAGCAATGATCCGCAGTTTGCTGGCTCTGAGAGTGCCGCGCCAGGGACTCCGCCCGCGACGACGTTTCTCTGCTGGATGGATTCGACCAACCATGTGTGGAGTTGCAAGGCAAATAACTCGGCCACGGTGAGTAATGCGGTTGTGCCGGATGTGGGCGCGTCGAACAATTTTCTGACCGCTATATCGGCAGCGGGAGTGATAAGCAAATCCCAGCCCGCATTCTCCAATCTCAGCGGGCAGGCGACCACAGCACAGCTGCCCAGTGTGATCGACTTTACGGCCAAGACATCGACTGGGCCACTGAAGACGGGGACCTCGCTGCCAGCCACCTGTACAGTTGGCGATCTCTATTTTAAGTCAGATGCAACAGCAGGGCAGAATATCTACGAATGCCAATCCACCAACACCTGGACCCAGCAGAGCGGGGCCGGGGGGAGTGGAGGAGGCACTGTAGTACCCAAGACCGGCAACTACACTCTGCTGTCTACCGATGGCGGCAAAGTCTTCACGTTCGATGGCTCATCGCTGACGGCTACGCTTGTCGCCACAGTGCCCACGATGCCCTATATTGTGGGGATCAAGAATCTCAACTCGTCTAATCTGACAGTCGGACGGAATGGCAACACGATCAACGGCCTGAGCGCCAATCTCACGCTACAGCAATATCAAGAGATCAGCTGCGAGGCCGATACGGTGACAGCGAACAACTATGTCTGCGGCGTCCCCTATGCAGGCACAGTCCCGACATCGAGTATGCCTGCTGTGGATTTCTCAACCGGGACCACCAAGACGTTCTCTCTATCGGGCGGACAGATATTCGAGTGTACAGGGACTTGCACCATCACTCTCCCGGTGCCATCAGCGGGGCTCCAGTTCTGCGTCCGCAATGCCAACAACATCTCGACCGTCATCACCTTCGCCGCTATCGGGTCTAGCGCGATGTATGAGAATACGGCTTTCACTGCCTACGGTACGGCGGGGACTGGGACGCTGGTCTCGGGCGGCGCGGCGGGGGACAAGATGTGTTTGGTGGGCAAGGACTCCACCCACTACGATATCTATGCTTTCAACGGAACATGGACGGCCAACTAACATGACGATCCTACGCAGACTCATCATCCCGCTATTGCTGCTGGCACCAGCCCATGGGCAAATGCTTGGCGTCATCATCGCCAGCGGATCATCGGGCGGAGGTGGCGGGAGCGGGTATTCGCGGTCGATCACCATAGACCACACCCTGGTCCCTAACACCGACCAGACCGACTTTCCAGTGCTAGTCTCTGGCACCTATACCTATTTGAAGACGGAAGCCAATGGCGGAAAGGTCCACAATGCCAGCGGATTCGACATCATCTTCTGCACCTCGTCTACATGCGTCACCCAAATATCCTCCTGCGAGGTCGAGTTTTGGGATGGGGCGACGGGAGCTTTCGCTGCCTGGGTCAAGTTGCCGACCGTGGCCACTGGCTCCGACACCGTCTTTTATATCGGATACGGCAATACAACGATATCAACTAACCAATGCTCGTCGGCAGGGGTGTGGAGCAATGGTTTCAGCGGCGTGTGGCATCTGCCGAATGGCACCAGTTTGACCGCGCTCGACTCTACGTCGAATGGAAACAATGGGACCGTGGGGGCCAATACTGCGGTCGCTGGGAAAATCGACGGCGCTGCGGCGATCACGACCAACCTCACGCTGCCTGAGTCTGTCGATATATGGAACGTGGGGGATTTTACGCTGTCGGTATGGTTCAAGGGCACGGTGAATGACCTCCAACTGCTCTATTCGCAGAATGGGACGCCGCTGTTTGCTGCGCTAATCGGGGACTTCGCATCGCAGTGCGCAGGGTCGCCCAATGGAAAGTTCGTTAGCTATGAGCGAACGCCGCTGGGAGGTTCCGTCCTCTGTAATGTAGGGACAACGAGTGTCATTGATGGGAATTGGCATTATGGGGTTATCACGCGGGTCAGCTCTAGCGCGGTGGTCAAACTCTATACAGATGGGAATCTGGAAGACACGCAGACCTGGGACACCGGGACGATCAGCACGGGGGGCGGCGGGAGTCACTATTTGGGGATCAATGCCAATACAGACGAGGCTCGGATAGCAACCTCGGTGCGGACGGCAGATTGGATCTCGACAGAGTACAACAATCAGAGCAGTCCAAGTACCTTCTACGCGGTGGGGACCGAGAATGTTCTCTAGGATTGCCCTGCTGGCAGGGATGTTTGTTGGGGTGGCGTCGGCGGCCACGATCACTGTCTCTATCGTCGGGACGACCAATACGCAGGCGACCCTGGCCTGGAGCAACAGCGACACAGCATGTACGGTTGAGGTCAGCGAGAGTGCCACCTATAGCCCGCTGGTCAACGATGTCAACCCGGCGCTATTTTCCAACTCTAATCTGAGCAGTCGGCCGGAAGCGATTACGTCAGGGAGTAACCACGTCTTCCCGGTGGGGAAGCGGCTCATCGAGACAGCGCTCACGGCAGCCAATCGGTCGCGCGGTCTGCAAACCCATACCACTCACTACTATCGCGTGTCGTGTAATAGTGGGGCGGACACAGGAACAGGAACCTTCACTACGGCCAACACTCCGTTCGGCAATACGTGGGCCGACGAGTTCCAACTCTCGGCACCGGACACCATCGTCTATCCATCCATTGCCAACAATGATCGATCACAGCGGATCATCGACCAACGAACCGGGTTGCTGTTTCAGCCCTTGAGTATTGCCAACGATGTCACATCGGGAGGCTATGTACTGGGCAATACCTCGGCTGGATTCGATGTCTTCTGTAACAACGTGCTGAGTGCCAATGGCTACTACCACTGTGCGATTCCTGGACAAAGCCCCAACAACTTCGCGCCATCGCTTTATGGAATCAAGCCGGATGGTACGACAGTCTTCGAGGGTACATTATATTTTTTCGGCCAGGGGTACGGGTGGCAGAGCGGGGTGACCGATTGCCAAGGCGGAGTATCGGCGCGGTGGGACGAGACAGATCCAAACGTCTACTACTGCCCCGGCATAGACGGCACAACGGGCGGCCTATCTCTAGCCAAGCTCACACTGACCGGCAACGATGCCCCCGTAACTATTGGGAACGTCGGGGCTGGAGCACCGCCACCAGCGTCATTCACTGTCTCTATATTGACGCCTTATCCAAACACTCTCTATGCCGCGCTGCAAGCCTATGCTCCAGAATTGGCATGGAGCTGCTCTGGGGATGGCTATCAAAATGGCTATCTAATGGTCTCTTGCCGCGTGGGGCCGCAGGACACATTTGCCTGGTTTGGAGCCTACAATCTAGGCAATAAGCTGCCGCTCGGGAGTGGCGGAACTGGGGCTGTCGTCGCCATGTTCAAGATGTGGGAGAATCCGGCGTCGAGATGGTGTACAGATCACACATACGAATATACGGGCAATATCAATCTGCTCAGTCACGCGATGCAAACACCGAAAGGCAACGCATCCAATTGGCCCAATACTGCGGGGGATGGTCCGTGGGAGGTCACGCTACTGACCAACATGACGGCGCAGTCTCCGGGGACGACGACAGCTATCCAGGTGACGAGTGTATATGATGCCGGATGGGGGACGGTGCCGCCAGCCTATGTCACGGGCGATCCAGTGTCCGTCCCGGTGCCGCACTATATCATGCACGTCGCGGTCGGTGATTTCATATCTTTCAGCAACGGAAATACCACTGAATACATGGAGATCACGGTCAAAACAGACGCGACTCATTGGACAGTAAAGCGTGGAGTCAATGGGACCTCGCAGACACACGCCAATGGGGATGTCATACGCACCAGATGCAATGCAGGCACGGAGACCAATCCAGAGTTTCTGCCATACATGTGGTGGAAATTTCTCAGCTCTCCAGATGGCTCCGCCAACTATGGTCCCAACTTCGGCACACACCCGCTGCTCAGGGGTAATGTGCGCGCAGATACATACGCCTTTCGCAATGGCGATCCAACCAACACGGCCACCTGGGGCATGAACAATTACACGGGCAGCGTGGCAGAGTCTTATACATTTGCCGGAGGGTTAGCCCTGGCGGGAGGGGAACAGTTCCATAAACATCCAGCTGGGCCAACTGACAATTCGCCATGGGGGATTGATGTCCTTCCGTTTGTGGGCGGGAATAGCGTCACCCAGCCAAATCCAACGGCGGTGACGTTCAAGACCGGGACGCTGTGGCAGTATCACTATAACGGGGATAACGTGACGGGGTATTTTCTGAAGCAATTGACCCACTATGCCATCAACGGCACGCACAGCCTGCTCGACATCAGCGGCCCAGGCGTGACGCTTCCCAGCGATTCAAGTGGAAACTATAAATACTGTGTGGCCAACGCGGCGAATGAATGCTTTGCCGGAGCGGTGCCTGGCGATATCTATTTCAACGTCCCCACCCTGACGACGCCCTATTGTGGCGACCCAGGACCGCTCGATATTTGCATCGGAAATATGCCAACGATGGGATTTGGCAGTCCGCAGCTGCAATGGATCGACAACACGACCGGCACATCGGTTAGGATGCTAACCAAGTCGCTGGCCCCGCCCAGGGGAAGCTCCACATCGAATGTCAAAATGCTCCACGACGGATCGTGGTTCATGGAGGGCTGCACTGCCGACTCCGGTTACGCAGGTTTTTGCCTATTCAAAATACCGCCCATTACGGCAAGCGATGGAGTGAACAGGACGACATTTGTCCGCGCGCCGCTCGCGCTCACAGCGCCAATTGGGTTGGGCGTGACAGCGGCCAAGGTTTATTTTGGCTACACAGAGGAGGGGACGCAGGGGCAATACTATTGCACGACAAGAAGAGAAGCGTGTGTCGCGGTGTTGGGGACAGTGACGGATGCAACCCCCTTCTCCTACGCGACGACAGACTCCTATTCTCCGCTGGCGTGTGTGGTCGCATGCACCATCACTCTCCCCGTCCTGCCGATGCACACGGCCTATTTCCTAGTCTCCTATCTGGATAGCGGCGGGACACAAGTTGCCACGGAATCTGGAGTGGCGGTTGAATCGTCATATATTCTCAATGGGGCGATTGCAGGCGGGACTGTCTCTAATGTGGACTTCAGTCCAGCTGCGGGGAGTTTTGGATCGCCGCAGTCGGTGACGATGACCACTTCTACGTCTGGCGCGGCCATCCACTATACGGCAGATGGGTCGAGTCCGACGTGCGCAAGTACCCTCTATAGTTCGCCAGTGAGTGTGACAGTCACGACAACACTCAGGGCGATTGGCTGCAAGACCGGAATGACCGATAGCGGAATCACCACTGGAACGTATACCATTACGGTTAGCAATTCAAACGAGGGGATGCGCGGGATTCAGGGCGGGCGGAGTGGGGTAGTGGGGCGGTAACAAAGATTCTGAGTCAGAAGGATGGAGGGAAAGATGGCAGGGACAACGCCAAATCCGTTTAAGAATCTGATCGATCAGGCACTGACGCAGGCGACCGCGCTGTATCAATGGGGCTACGCAGTGCCCATTGCGCCGAAACAGTTCATGGACAACCTGCTCGAAGAGGCCAAGGCATACGGGATCAACTGGCCTGATTCTGCGAGCAGGGATACCTATATGCAGATCACGGCAGCGACAATAGAGTACGCCGTGTTCTACGGGCAGCTGCTGACGCGGCCCATGCCAGATAATCCAACGGAGGAGTTCGCGGCGTGGTATGAAAGCGTCCACGCATGAGCTTCCTCTCTGTACTCAAAAAGATCGGCCAAGTGTCGCTCAATGTGGCACCGGTAGCCGCCACCCTGGTCGGCGGACCAGCGGCTGGCGCGGCAGTCGCGGGGCTTATCAATAAGACGACCGATGCGGCGTTCAAGGCGGAGGAGCTGCATCAAGATATCAAAGACGGCGGCGGAGTAAAGCGGGAGTCAGTCATCAATCAGGTCAAGGCGGATCTGGAACTGACGCGAGCCATCCTGGCGCTCGATGGAAAGGACATCTCATATGACGAATCCTTACTCGGGCAGGCGGTCGATGCCCAGGTCGCGGCGATCAACTCGCAGGCGGAGGCTGTGCGCAAGATGATCGCGTTCAAAGACAGCATCCATCCGGTGCCGAAACAGTGACAACGTCAAATAGCTATGAGAATGTATTGGCCGCGCTGTGTTTGTGGCGCGAGGCAAGAGGACAATCGGCGGCGGCCAAGGCGGCAATATTGGCCGTGATACGCAATCGAGTTGCCGACAAGCGGTGGCCCAACACGCTCACTGGCGTCATCCTCCAGCCGCTGCAATTTTCGAGCTTCAACTCGGGCGACCCCAATGCCACCCAGATGCCCAACCCAAAGAATGCTGCGGACTGGGCTGCGTGGACCGAGTGTTGCAACGTTGTCGATACGCCTCTAATAGCCGATCCGACGATGGGCGCAACTAACTACGAATCCTGCGAGCCGGGGAAGTTGCCATCCTGGGCACAACCATCTAAACTAACTGTACAAATAGGTCCCTTTAGATTCTATAAGCTATGAACGTGGATGGACGGAAACACATTGGCGGGAGCAGCCTCCGTTCTAGTGGAGGCAATAATGCAAGAAGAAATACAATTCAAGGACATTCCAGTGAATATAAAACTCGCGTTTGGCGGTACATTCCTGGTAGGTGTAATTTTCTGGGCCGGTGCGACGTACAACCGCATGGGTAACATCGAGGCGGCCCTGGGAGATATAAGGGTGTCGTTGTCATCGCTGAATGACGTTCCGGTGCTCCGTATCCGCGTATCACAGATGGAAGACCGCGTCGGGAGAATGGAAGAGAAGCGCGAGAAGAAGTAGGAGAAGCCCATGAACAGCGTTGCCACCAGTATCACGGCCATCCTGACCAACATCTTTTCGAGCGCGTCGAAGCTCGTTTTCCTGATGATTGCTACCACCCTCTGCATCGGCCTGTTCGCAGGCAAGATCACTCAGGATAACTTCATCTATCTGGCCGCGAGCGTGTTCTCTTACTATTTCGGCCTATCGGTAGGTGGTTCGTCTCCCAAGCCTGGGGAGGGAGTGGCGGCGGCAACGGTGGCAGTGAATGGCGAAACGAAAGCTGCAGTCGCGGCTCCAATCGTAGTACCGGGGGTCAAATAGGGAGGCTCTTATGCCCATCATCACTCTCATTGTCTGGATGGCGGTCATCGGCCTGATCGCATGGGTTGTCACGACCTATATACCAATGCCGCCGCCGATCAAATCTGTCATCGTCATCGCGGCCGTCATCATCTGCGTGCTGATTCTGTTACAGGCGCTGGGTATTGGCCTCTATGGGCCGACAGTGCCGCGCATCTACTGACACATCGATGCCCCTCATTCATATCGACAATCTGCACTTGCATGTGGATGTCAAAACACTGCACAATATAACCAACCAAGGAGACGAGATTATGAGCGCAATAAGCGATTTCAAGACAGCGGTCGATGAGGCATTCGGACAGGTCAACGCCGGTCTGGACAACATACAGGCCGATGAAACGACATTAGCCCAACAGATCGCGGATCTCAAGACGCAGATCGGCAGCGGCAGCAGCACTCTGACACCGGAAGACCAGGCCGCGCTCGACGCCATCGTCACGAATGCCAATGCCATGGCCGCGCGAACGAAGTCTATTGCGGACAGTGTGCCGGACTCTATCCCAGCCCCTCCTCCGACCGAACCGTAAGAGTGGTCGATGGTCTTAGCGGGGAGTGATGGGTTTAGCGGCGGCGCACTTTGGGGAGCAACAAACGATCCGTCGCTCGCCCTACTCCCCGTTGAGTATCAGAGTCTGCGGTTTGGCCCGTCGTTCTCCTATAGTGTCGAGACAACTGGCGGCCTCTATGTTGTCCGCATCGGTCTGCTGGAACCCAACGCCACGCGCAACAGCCAGCGCGTCTTCACTGTCACGGTCAACGGCCGACCGGCCAGGGTAGACATCTATCGGTCTATCGGCCTCAAGACGCCGCTCACGCTGACCTTCATGGCGACCGTTGACGCGGCCAATCCGTCGCTATATATGTCGTTCGTTGGATCGACCGGCAATGCGGTCGTCAGCTGGATCGATTGGGCGCGGGTGAGCTGGGCGGATTTGTAGGGCTTGCGGTAGTCGTCTGCGGGTCCAGCGCGGCGTCTAACGCCTTTTGCGCTCCATTCAGCATCATCACCAGGGGTAGTTGCCGCATCGCCCATCCTGGTTCGTGGTCGCGGCTGATGTCACGTACAAGCAATCCCTCGTTGATCGCGCCCATAAGGGCACTCAGCGGATATCGTAAGCTATCCCGATCCCGCCGCAGCCCTTCTGCTTCTCTGGTGAGCGCGGCAAGCTGATGTTCTAATTCTTGTTCGTGATCGACGGCTAGGGATAGTTGTTTACAGGCCGCTTCCAGGCCATCGCCGCAGCTTTTGTACAACCGCTCCAGATCCGCCACGCGCTGCTCTAGGGCCTTCTCTTTCGCCTCTCGGTCCTCCAACATTCCGTAGAGCAACTTCCGTTCAGCAATCAAATCGGCGCATTCTTGGCAGTGGCTCATATTCCCTCCAGGGTGTCTCGCTCGGGGTTAGTCATCGGCTGTACCAATGCCCTTTCTCCAGCAGGATTGCTAAAAAGCCGGGAAGCATGATAAAGAGGACACCGATGACGATGCAACCGATAGCGAATCTATCGGTAACCATGTAGCCATTAAAAATCCAGGTTGGAAGTTTCACGCCTCACTCTCCTTTTTCTGTAGTGCCGTTTATTCTGCCGGATCGTAAGTCATGGTGAAAATGTCTGGTTTGCACGGATAGAACTCGCCCTTCACTCCTTTGATGATGAAGTCTCCCGGCGAACATAGATGGTTCCCCTCCCGCGTGGGAATCACTAGCGGGTGCCCAAGGGTTTGCTTGTCGGATGGTTCGAACGCCGAGGGGCAAAGCTGGATGCACGCGGCATGGTTTTCCCCCGTAAACTCAACTGCCTCAATTACGACCGGCTTCTTTCTAAACTTCATTCTGTCTCCTTTTTCTGTAGTGCGGATTCCAGTTGCCTGACCCGATCCTTTGCTTCCTTGATACAGTCTTTTGCTTTTTTTAGTTGGGGTGCGAACTGGTCATCTCCTGCCGATAGTATATTGACTCGTGAACTTACGACAGCGACAAATGGTGCGAAAGTGGTAAGGATCTCCCGTTCCAGTTGCAGGATGTACTGGCAGAGTTCGGGGATCGCGGTGCGGATGGCTACGATCATTGCCTCTGGTGCCCAATAGGCTGTACCCTCCGACAACTCCATCAGCTTCTCAACCTCGGGACGTTTATTCTGCACGGTCACCTCGGGTCCAACTTAGGATTGCGGCTATTCTCCTGCGGCATTGCGTCCGAGTTAACTGTCATCGTTTCCGCCATTCCTCATCGTTCATGCGGCCTTGTGGAGATTCCGTCTCCAGGGTCATGATGGTTTGGAGTTCATAGGTGTCCTTTAGATCCTTCAGTGCTTCTTGAATTTCGGGAGATGACAAATCCATCATCCAAAGTACCCTCGAAGTGGCAATTATTCCTTCAATCAGTGATACTGCGATCCCCGTCTTGGAGGCGCATTCCGTGAACGTCTGAACCGAATCGGAGCAGCGAAGTTTCTTAAAGTGCTCCGGGGATTTGGTAGCCAAATTTTGGTCTAAGTCCGCCAATTTTCCGTCCAATCTAAGTTTCTCGTTCAGCAAAAAGTTACCCTGCGGCATCACGTAGCTCCTTTGCGATCTTCAATATGTGATATGTCCTGAAGTTGTGTGGGCCTTCTACTACATCCTCCAGCCGATCCGCCATCTCCTTCATGCGTTCTGGCGGGGGAATGCGAGGGCCGAGATCGGCTAATATCGAATCGTCTTGAAGTGTATGACCGACACACCACGAACCACCGCCGCGATTATTCCACTCGCACGGCTCCCACATAACCTGACGCCTCACTCTGACCCAATACCAGCCATCAGGGCGTTCTGGCGTCAGGGCGCGGCGCGGGGGAGTGGGGTTGGGATCGGTCACCACGTCATTTCCTTTTGCATCTGCTGAACGTCTTGGTATAGCGCGATAACTGCGCCCAGTTCTTTATCGGACGGCATCGGTACCCAATTTAGAAGAACGTAGTGCGCGTTAAAACTGATAACGCAGCCATGAGGCTTGGAGTGAATCGTTGTTTCTTCGTAAACCCCCTTGGTGTTCCAGTAACGGTGCGTTCCAAAATGGGTCCGCGTGGCCCTCAAATCTCCAAACGGCTTCGTTGTCCTGTTGTAATTTATAAGACGGTCAGTAAAGTCATCGGAATATCCGGCTTTCACCAAGTCTGGCAATTGATCGTCCATCTAGCGTCCCTCCTGATCCTGATCCTGTGCCTGCCGTACTGGGTGGATCTCGCGCTCATCTGTCAATTCCCCGTGCAGTTTGTAGCGACTCATCGCCACACGCACATCTCCATGCAACGGACAGCGACCGTCTGTAAGCCAGTGCCAACAGCGTCCAACTGAAACTCCGTCTGCGGTTCGTTGCCGGATCGCACAGTTATTGAGAAAGTCCGTCATTTCCCCTCCAAGTCTTGAGCTACCCGTACTGGGTGAATGCCACACTCAATATGTCCGCAAGATTCGCAAGTCGGCATAGTTTCTACTTCCGTCGTGAATTGTGGCCGATCTCGGTTATGGCGTTGTGCGGCGCGAGTCTCTAACCACTGGATAGCGTTTCTAAGATGCGCCAATACCAACTGATTGGACATATGAGGTATCTGGCCCTCAAGATACTTCACGCGGTCAATACACGCACGCAAAACTTCCTGAAGATTGGTTCCAGCGTGAGCGCCAACATTCCCTGGGTAGCTAGAGCCTTCACGTTTTACAAATGTCAGTAGTTCCTCACCGTCATCGTCCAGTCTGGACAATGCGTACTGGTGCCCCGGATCTACAATTCTCATTCCTGCCCCCACACCATCCCGACAGCCAGCAGAAGGGTTAGGGGTTTCATAGATGGATCAATCCGACTAATCCTAAAACTTTTGCAATTTTGCGAAGCGCTTTAGGCCCTGGTGTGTCCAAACTAGTTTTAGTGACGTAACAGGCATGTAGTCGCTTCAATTCTGGTTGGATAGCAACAAGTCCTAAGTAGGCTATGAACTCTTGCTTGGTCATTCTGTTTTCTGCCAACTTCTTTGGATTCTTCACTTCAAAACCTCCACGTCTAGGAGTCGCATGGGTTCCTCCGCTTCATCTATCCCTCAACCTCCAGTCCCGGCACGATCTCACGGAGCTTGGCCGCAAACTGATCCCTGGTGATGACGTGATGCTGTAATTCCAGAACCAGTTCTACTAGTTTATCGAGAGGCGCCCGCACAACTCGCGGGGCGTTCAGAAGGGCGATTAGCTCATCAAGACCATGGCCACCAATCAAGCGAACATAACCCATAAATACAACACCACGATACAGGGCGCGATCTTGTTCTTCATCTGGCTCGCCTACCCGAAATACAGGGCCTTCGGTCTGTAGATCGTTCTGCCGGTCAATCTGCCGGTCGGTCATTCGGGCCACCGCTCCGTCCCGGCCGAACCACCGATCAATCGAGCGAATGCCAAGACAACTAGAATGCTAATCGCGCCAATGATTGCAAGGGTCATAGTGCGCTCCTTCACCTAGAAAGTCTACACCAGGCAACATCGCGCGGTCAAGGGAATTATTCGAGATTCTGAGTCAGAATGTAGCGAGAGGCGATGAACTCGTCCGGCATCCGGTCCCGCTTGTCCTGGTTGCACGGTCCGCAGGCGATGACCAAGTTGTCGCCAGAATGCGTCCCGCCCTTGGCCAGCGGGACAAAATGATCGCCAAATCGTTCGTCCGGCCGGAGTTCCTTGGCACAATAGAAACAGGCCGATACATCGGACAGAAGCATATCCAGGTAAAAACCGCTTGTATCGCCGGGTCTGGCGCTCCGTGGATTGACTCGCCGCAGGCTATCCCGAACGCGCTGTGCGGCCCTACCCTTGGGGCTACGCGTCCACACCACTGCATAGGCTTTGCTGTACAAACGCCGCATCTCCCTCGCTACTACTGGGTCATTGTATCTGGCAGCGCCTCCAGGACCGTTGAACCGTTCCAATACGCGCTCTGCATCGGCGGTACTCATGACACCAGCAGCGCGGGCAGCATTGCGGGCCAACTTGGCGCGGTGTATCTGCATACAGCGATCCGCGTACTCCTTACCAATCGTGCGTCGTTTCGCACGCTCATCACAGATTTCTGCCCTCTCGGCGGCCACCCACAAGGTCAATAAACTTTTAAACAAAACTCTGCGGAGATCGTCAATCTGCCTCCAGGTCAGATCGTTTACGGCCAACTCGCGCCGCCTTACTAGACTTCTGATCCGCCAAATACTGAGCCGCCGTGCGTGCCTCTGGATGGCGCTTGCGGTAATAATCTGCCGCATACTTACGCGCCCGATCTCTATTCTTCTTTGAGTATCCGACTTGGTAAGCCGCAGCCCTGGACTTCTTATCGAGGCGATTACATTTAGACGCGCGGCTGCACGGCCCCATCCTTTGGCACACGTAGCAATAAACGACTTTCGGCCCACGTTTCATGAGACCAGTATAGCATTCAATAAAAATTATTCAACAATAATTGTTTTCAAAAACTGGATTCCGGCGCGAACGGTCAGACGCCGCAATAGGCGATGGCGGGGAGGCCCTTCAAACAATGAATTGGCCCAATAATATGGGGCAAAATGGCCCTATCTATTGCTAGGGGGAATTAGCGCAAGTCATAGCGACGCAGCGCATTCGACGCGCGACACTCGGCCGTGTACTCGCGCAGTCGCTTGCGCGTCCAATATGAGATGGGGCGTGGGCGTCCGCAGGCCTTGCAGCTGGTCGTCCTAGCCCTATGCCATGCCTTACAGTGTGGGCATCTCCAGTCACTATCCGGCTCAGAACGCTGTGTCCCCATAGACACAACATATAAGACACAGTGTGGTTATTTGTCCACAATAGGGGTGACAGTCGAGCACTGTTTATGCCTGTATATGCTCGGATCGATGAGACTTAGGATGGCTAACGCCATCCAGATATCATCTGATCCTCGTGGCGCTATTGCTCCTATCCTAATAATCGTAGTAGTATGTAGACATGACCAAAGCCAATATTTGCAAGTGTGTCCACTGTGGCTACAGTTGGACTAAGCGACTACCACACAGGCCAAAATGCTGCCCGGAATGCAAGCGTAGGAACTGGGATAGATTACTGAGGAAACACCACAATGGCAAAATGGACAACTTACAAACCTCGTCCAATTAGTTGCGTCTATTGCCTTTACGTGGACAGGGAACTCATCTACATCGGCCAGACTTCCAGCTTGGATGACCGAATTAGAACTCACAGCGCTAAACTACTGAACGGCATTGACAGAGACAGAATACTGGTTAAGTATTTGAGAATAGAGGACGAATCGGAACGATACGAGTTCGAGAACGAACTGATACGCAAGTATCGGCCTACAGCTAACAAGCTGATAGTAGGTGGGATGTGGCTTAACCGCTGTAAGACCACAATCACCGACGAAGAGATCCGCCAGATATCGGATTACATTAAAATAGATTAAGAATGCAGATTGTCCTTGCTAATAGTAATAAAGAAGTATTAGCATAAGTCAGTGGCCGATAGCCATGTGAAGGAAACGCCAAGCGCGTGACACCTTCTAGGCCACAACACTCAACTTTAGGAGCGTAATATATGGCAAACGGATACATCGCATTCTATAACGGCAAGCAAACTGAAGTACGTGCAGAGTCCAGCTATAAGGCTCAAGTGGAAGCGGCGCGAATAGGGACCAAAGGCCCGAATGGTTGGGACTATGACAAGGGCTATGGATCAGTAAGACTCACGGGCGAGGATTCCGTGCAAATCGAACTGCGGAGTCTGCCGATTGAGACGGCGATCAGGGTATTACGGGCGATTCAGGGGGATAAGTAGCAATGAAACGAGTGTGGATAAATCAGCCGTCAACTTTGCAGCCTTTGCACAAGTATCACGGCACAAGCGGCTTGCTTGATGTAGCTACAGAGACCTTTTATTTCCTATATGGGGATGTTGTTAGTATGCAAATTCCATTGGGTGTTTTGTCGGAAGGGTGGAACCGATGAGCGATCTATGGCCCTCTGAACCCATCGCCTATATAGTCTGCGGCGCAACCGCTCTCTATATCGTGCGATTGATTGTGCGAGAGGCAGGCGAAGCGGTCAAACGAATGAAAGGGAGAACCTAAATGCAGTCCAGACAAACAACATGCCGCCATTGTGGCCAAGACATCGAAGGCTTTAGCCCGTATCGCAAGGGAGAATGGCACGACCGTGGGAATAACACACACTGTCCAAACGATTCTGGCAGGGTACACGGGCCTTATGCCGACGTGCCCAAGTATCCCGGCTATCGCACCATGACGGCCGCCCAAAGGTACAACGCGCGAGCCGAAAGAATATGGGACGCAGCGCGGGACGCGAAAACGCGATTCAATTCGACATCTCGGGAGGGCGGATAAATGCCCGGACTATCGAGCGAACAATTGGACAATCTAGCCGACAAACTAGCGGACGAACTATTGATCTCAGGCGAGGATGTTGTCTCGCGCGGCCCGAGGGCGTGTTGTGAATATGCAGGGGAGGATGGCCGCTGTATTGTGCACCCTAACGACGGTACAACCTAGAGATGGTACACTCTATGTATGTCAACGGTAACTCAGCGTGTACTTATGGGCGTAATCACGGACAAGCTGGTCCGCGTGGATGCCGAGAATGGTTTAGCCTACTCGCTCCGGCGCGAACCGCACAAACCACTAGGCATAAAGAATAACAAGGGGTATGTGGTGTGCTCGCTCCACTACAAAGGCGAACGCGCGCAAATTAAGTTGCATCAGTTGATTTGGGTTTATGTGAATGGGCCGATAGAACCTGGACTGATGCCGGATCACAAGAATCGTGTAAAGCACGATAACCGCATAGACAACTTGAACTTAGTTGGAGATCGGGGCAATGCACTCAATCGTAGAACATACGCAGGCACGGAAAATCCAGCTGCGAAGATTAACCAAGCCATTGCAGACGAGATACGGGAAGGTCACAGCATGGGACTCGCGTACTCGTTCTTGGCGCAACAACACAGCATCAGCAGAACGCTGGTAGCTAGAGTGTGCCGAGGAGAATTGTGGAAAAAATGATTGCGTTTCATGGGGACAGGCGAATCAAAAGCAAGTATGTTCGCCGTGTGCGGATGCACCAGAAAAATGACGAGATCGTAAAGGGGGTCTATTGGGAGAATGGCCGTGGTTGTGGAATCGGATGCACCATACATGGATCGGACCATCTGAGCTATGAGCGCGAGCTGGGGATACCGGCTGCTATCGCCTATCTGGAGGATGGCATATTCGAGAATCTGCCGAACGGTCTAGCGATGGATTGGCCCGCCCGATTCTTGAAAGCAATCAAGCCAGGGGCGGATCTCGGTCTAGTAACTGCCAGGTTCATGGTCTGGCTGCTAGTGGATGAGAAAGACGGCGTGGTGAGATTCGCTGACGGGAGGGCGAGTGTTGAGAAGAGTGTTCGCGCGGTCGCTGGCCTGTATCAGCGTTTGATCGACGGCGGAGTGGTGACTAGGGAAGAGTGGGAACGCGCGGCGAGGGCGTCGGCGGAGGCGAGGGCGTCGGCGGAGTCGAGGGCGGCGGCGAGGGCGGCGTGGGCGGCGAGGGCGGCGGCGAGGGCGGCGGCGTGGGCGGCGTGGGCGGCGAGGGCGGCGTGGGCGGCGGCGGAGGCGTGGGCGGCGGCGAGGGCGGCGGAGGCGGCGTGGGCGGCGGCGGAGGCGGCGTGGGCGGAGGCGGCGTGGGCGGCGGCGGAGGCGGCGTGGGCGGCGGCGGAGGCGGCGGAGGCGGCGTGGGCGGCGGCGGAGGCGGCGGGGGCGGCGAATAGGGCGGCATCCTACACTCGCATGGCCGACAAATTGATCGAACTATTGGAGGAGGCAGAGGTGCCTGTTTCTCTATGACTCCGCAATTGAAGGCCGAGGGCCATTTCGTCGCAGAGCAGGATCGGGAGCGCGTTCGTTGTATGGAATGCAGCTCGCGTGCCTTTGTCTGCCACTATGTGGGCGGCGGATTCTGGTACTACTGCGGGCCTTGCGCGGAAGCTCGCGGGCTAATTGAGTTTGAACCGAGGGCAGCTTGAGCGCCCTCGCAGTCCTAGGGTCGCCTGAGGGACGGTTAGAGCCTTTGGACGCGCCCAGCCTCGTGCAATTGGCAGGAATGGCAGTCCTGAGTCTTAATAGCCCATCGAGTAGACGCAATTATGGCCGCGAGGTAGCCCGATTCCTCAAGAGTGGGCGTCCGCTCACGCGCGAGGGCGTCCAGGGGTGGCTCGTATGGCTCCGTCAACAGGGCGCGGGAGCAGTCACGCGAAACATCGCTCTAGCGGCCATACGGTTGCTCGCGCGAGAAGCAGGAGATAGGGGGCTGATCGCGGATCGGGATGTCTGGGCTATTGAGCGCATCAAGGGCCAGCCAGTGCGAGGGCGAAAGACAGGGCGCTGGCTCGACCTGGCGGAAGTGAGGGCGCTATTACGCGCGGCGGCTGAGGGGGACAACGGCATACGCAACGCGGCGCTGGTTGCCTTGATGGTCGGATGTGGATTGCGGCGGGCGGAGGTTTGTGCGCTCGAATGGACAGACATAGTCGAGAGAGGGGGAAGGGTCGTTGTGGAGCTGGTGGGCAAGGGCGAGCGGCGGAGGACTATTCCGATGCCTGAGTGGGTCAGAGGATATGTGGAGGAATGGAGAATGGAATGCGGAACATGAGCAACGTAACGCGCGGACTCGCAACCGGGGCAATAATTGCCGGGGTGGTGGCGATTGTGTGGCTTGCAGAACGATCATCAGAACTACCGCCTGGGCCATACGCAGATCACGCGGTCGCTGGCTCGCGCGAGCTATTGACCCCTACGAGTCTAGAGCAGGTGCAGCTAGTCCATATGGGCGCGATGAGTTTCACATGCTGGCTCTATTATCCTGATGGGAATGCGGTGCTGGGATCAGACCAACTACCGAACAAGACGCAGCACGAGTTCAGAGTGTGGTGCAAATGAGCAGAGTGTTCTCTCTCACCCCACAGTCCGCATTCAACATCGTCCAATCGGCCGCTAAGAGGGCTGATCTTGGGCTAGTTGCCCCGCACGATCTAAGGCGGACCTGTGCCAAGCTGTCTCGCGCGGCCGGGGCATCGATAGAGCAGGTGCAGTTTCTATTGGGCCATGCGAGTGTGAAGACGACGGAGGCTTATCTGGGCGGGAGTATGGAGCTAAGGCCAGGACTGGCGGCAAATGATCTGTTCGATCCAAATTCTGAGTCAGAACCGCCAAAAACCCCACTGCTGACAACGGGGTACTCGTAAACTTTCTATAGAACGTATATACGCTATACGTTCGCCTATATTGGTATCTGTTATTTCTTTTTATAAGAAAAGGTTGTCAGCAGTGTCAGCAGTATATGGTTGCAACAACTTACGATGGCGCGAGGTTGTCAGAAGTTTGTCAGCGTCGTCAGCTGCTGCCAACCTCGTAACCAGATGTGGTTGTCAGCACTATTTGGGGGTGGTTTGGGGTGGCCTGTACCGGCGTGCTCCACCGTGTCCAACACGGTATTGCTTCCATCCGATATGGGCAAGGCACTTGGCTACACGCATCTGATCGGCGCGAACCCAGGTCTGGTTGTCCTTATGGAGTGCGGATTCGAGGATCTCACCTACCGCGACATCGAGCTTGCCTGCGATCCAGCGTTCGATGTCATCCTGCCAAGGATCATAGTCGTAACGATTGGCCTGCTCACGGCGGGCTAGTTCCTCCTCGCGCGCGTCGAGGTGCCATTTCTGCCCATCGAGATAGAGATAGACCGCTTCGGCCCATATCTGCTCGCGGTCACGTGAGATGCCCCAGGTATCTATCTGTTTACACTTAACAGGCCAAAAACGGCGATTGCCGCTATCGTCCAAGAGATAGATTTCTTTATTGGTGGTCGCGGCGAAGATACACTGGCGGTCCACGCGGATCGGGTGACGGGCATAGTGAGGACGGTAGCGATCCTCGGTGCGCGAGATGAAGGCTTTGATTGTCTCCATCTTGGCGTGTTTGCCGATGAGGGCCTCCAGTTCGGAAAACTCGACAATCCACGTGCCCATGCACAGGATGGAAGCCTCTTTGCTGCCAAGGTTTTCGGACACGTAATCTGTGAATAATTCAGGACCGGCCAGCTCACGCAACGCGGTGGATTTACCGATGCCTTGCTCGCCTTCGAGGATGAGACAGTGGTCGGCCTTGCAGCCAGGTTGGAACGCGCGAGCGACAGCGGAGATGAGCCACTTGCGCCCAACTGCACAGGAATAGTCGTTAAAGATTACGCCCATGTAGTCGCGGAGCCAGGTATCCACACGCATGGTGCGATCCCATTCGAGGTTGTTGAGGAAATCGAGGAGCGGGTTGATGGTGCAGGCGTGGGAACGGGTTTTGATGGCATCTATTGCGGTTGATACATTGATCTGTATGTCCTGTTGCTGGAACCAGCGCGTGGCTAGGCGGTCGTCGTTGTCTGACCAGGGGCGATTCCCTTGTCCCCCCCAGGGCGGAGGGCACGCAATAGATATTTCGTGGGCAAACTCATTATAGACCAGGACATCGCTCCAGGACGGGCAGTGTTCGAGGGCGACGAGGCAATTGTCTAAGTTGGGTTTGGGCCGGGGTGGTTTGCCGTATTCTTTGAGCCGTTCGCGCCAGTCCGCAGTTTTAATGCTTATCGCAGAAGCCATTGCTCCTTCTTTCTCCCTAACCGTCAGGTGAGTTGGGCCTGGGGGGTGGTGGGAGAAAGATTACTACCCTCACCAAGCCCCAACTCTGCGACTGGAGCGACCAGCCACATGTTTATTGTACTCAGAGAGGATTGCAGATTGGTGAGGGTAGGTCAAGGTCACTTTTCTGTTGACACTTTCACCTAGAAGGGCTTATAGTCAAAATCTAGGAGCGTGTGGTATACGAGATTTACGACCCGTTAGATTTGCAACCGGACTGTTTAGGACGAAGGAGACAAAAGGTTGCAACCAAGTCACGTTCCACACACAAATTCTTAGGATGGCTGCTTAAACACGGAGACCTTCTACCCATGGAACAGAAAAATCAAAACCTCTATCTTGCCCCCGAGCAGTTGACGGCGAATGAAGCCAATGAAAAGGCCCGACCGGCCGAGAAGCCGGAAGATCGCGCGCTGCGTGTGGCGCAGATGGCGGCCAGCATTGTCTCGAATGGACAGGAATACCCGGTGCTCATCATCAAGCTGGAGGATGATGGGGTGACCACGTATGAGTATGTGGATGGCGGATGCAGAGTCGAAGCCATCGCCAAACTCAACGAGGACATGCCGGACCAGGTGCGGACGGTATGGTGTTCGGTCGTCGATCCAAACGATGACTTGTTCAAGAAAGCGGTCGTGGCAAATCTGCATCGGACGCAGAACTCGATCCTCGATATGGGCCATATTATCCAGGAAGTTGGGGATCGCCAAGGGTGGAAGGGCAAAGGAGCAGGCAAAAAGATCGCGGAATATCTAGGCATTGGCGAGTCCAGGGTCTCCGAGTTCAAGAAGATCCTCGCGGTCGAGGGGCCGGTGAAGGTGATGATTGAGAGTGGCGAGGTCAGTTCTGCCGACGCGGCTCTCAAACTGATGGCCGTCAAGCCGGAGCATCTGGAGTCGGTGAGTGTGAGGGCCAAGGAGATCGCCAAAGAGGACGATGACGCGGCGGAGAAGAAGGCCAAAGCCAAGCGCGCGCACAATCCGAATCCCAAAGTGCCGGAGTTCAAGACAGGGAAACACAAGCCGAATATCCCCAAGGTCAAGGCGAAGCATGTGGAGCAGGCCAAGCGGGAGACAGGGGTGAGTCCGAGTCCTCGGCCCAAGAGTGAGATCGTGGCCTTCTTCGAGCTAATTAGCCCCGCTGCCTATGGTCCGAAGGCCGTTGCTTTTGCCGAATATATGGTGAAGTGGATGGGCGGCGAGGGGACCGATCGTACATTGCGCGAGAAGTTCGATGCCCTGGCGGACACAGCGAAGAAATCCCCTGCTCCGAAGGCCAAACCGGCCAAGGTGTCGGCCAAGAAAAAGAAATAGACTAGGACGTGTGGTCCCCCCAAGAGTTAGGCTTTCCTGAGTGGTTTGAAGAGTTTAGGCCAGCGCAGGAAGAAGCTATTGAGCACTGTCTGACGACCGAGAAGAGGTTCGTTGGGATCGGTGCGCCTCCGGGGGTGGGCAAGAGTGGCATTGCCTATGCCATTGCCAAACTATTGGGCGGTAGGACGATCATCCTGACCGGAACTCTAGGGCTACAGGATCAGTACGCCGCCTATCCAGACATTGTGGATATTCGTGGCCGGAGCAACTTCCCTTGTTGGGAAAGCGGGACATGTGAAGATGGCGGCCGCATGGGCTGCGGGGACAAAGTGGGATGTCCCTATCTGGGCGCGTTCAAACGACAGAACGAGGCTGAGATCGTGGTCACATCCTACGCTTATTATCTGGCGTGCCATGAGAAGGGCCAGGGGATGCGGCCACCGGACACGCTGATCTGCGATGAAGCTGGGCTGGCCGACCAATGGCTCAGTAGAGCGCTAGACTTCACTATCTCTGAGCGCGAGTGTCGAGATGCGGGGATCAGGATGGCTCCTCCGCCTGGTGAAGACCTAGATGGGTGGGTCGAGAGGGCAGATAGGATTTGGAGTGGAGCCCGATCTCGCTATGCCACCCTCAAACTCACCACGCCTCCCAGGTCGGGCGGGGCGCGAGACAGACTAGCGCGCGATCTCAGGAAAGCTGAGAGTTTCGTTGATCGCAGCGAGCGATTGGCCAAACTAGATGACAACTGGGTGTGTAGTCGGGAGGATGGCCACGACGAGGGCCGGGTGTGGAGGTTTGAGTGTATTTGGCCTGGGAAATATAGGGAGAAACTGTTTCGCTGGGTGCCCAGGGTGATCTTGATGTCGGCCACTCTCAGGCCCAAGACATTGAATTTGTTGGGCATTGCGCGGGCTGACTGTGACTTCCGCGAGTGGGGCAGGCAGTTTCCAGCGGCGAATGGGCCAGTGATATGGGTGCCGACAGTCCGGCTGAATCATCGAATGAGCAACGAGGATAGAGAGCGGTGGATGTGCCGGATTGGAGAGATCGTGGAGAAACGCGATGACCGGCGTGGGTTGATCCACACTGTGTCTTACGCGCGCGCTAAAGAGATTGCATCCTCCACTCTGGCTCTCAGCTATCCAATCATCTTGAATGGAGCCGCCGATCCTGATACTCAAACGGCGCGGCAAGCCTTCGAGCAGCATGTCAAGAGCAAGCATTCTAATTCGGTCCTGGTGTCGCCATCTTTCTCTACGGGATGGGACTTCGCCGGTACTCATGCGGAGTATCAGATCATAGCCAAACTCCCCCTCCCCGATACTAGGTCGAAAGTCATGCAGGCCAGGGTCGAGCGAGACAGGGGCTATGCGGATTATCTGGCCGCGCAGGAGCTGGTGCAGGCGTGTGGCAGGGTGGTCAGGAGTGCGACAGATCGAGGCGAGACCATCATCATCGACGATTCACTGACGTGGTTTAAGAACCGCGCCGCCGAACACATGCCGAAATGGTATCGGATTCGCAAGGAAGAGACACTGCCTCCCGCGTTGCCAAAGATAACCTAAAATAGTTCTTGCATTTCACCTAGAAACTATCTACACTCAAACATCGGTGCTATGATGCGTTGGTCCCTGGAGAGTCTCGATGCTCCCCCCGGACAAATAAACATTCAATCAAAGGAGCAGTAGGAGATTTCAATGGCAAAACCAAGCCTTAACCCGGATCGCGCCAAGCAAGGTGGCGGCGGCGTAGAAGCCGGGAATTATGAAGTGAGTGCTGCGAAGTTCGCGGCCGTCAAGACCGACTACCGGCCCAACCAGCTATACATGGTCCTGGAGACGGCAGTTTTAGACAAAGATGGCGATGCGGTGCGAGGCGCTGATCCGGTCGAGATCATGCTGTCCTTCGGCCAGAAGTCGCTGGAGGCGTTTCATCCAGGCGAGGCCACAGGGCCGGAAGATGCCGATCCGGGTGACCTGGGCGACAGCGCGGACACGGAAGGCAATTCGATCTATTGTTCGGGCGAAGAGAGTTTCAATAAGTCTTCCGGGGCGCTGGTGTTCATGGAGACGCTGGCGAAGGCAGGCTTTCCCAAGCCCACGCTGGATCGGTGCTATGCGCCGGATTTAGTGGGGCTGAAGTTCCGGCTGGATACCATCACGCCCAAAGAGGCCAATGAGAAGTATGCGCTGCGGCTGAATACGAAGCCGTTCAAAGATGCACAGACCGGGGAGAATGTGGACATCACGTATAAAGTGGTGTCGAAGTGGCTCAATCCAAACTATCTGTCGAGCGGAGGCAAGAAGAGCAAGTCAGCCGATAGCGCGGACAGCAACGGCACGGCGGCAGCGCCCAAGGCCACCGATCCCGATGAGATCGCCAAGAATGTCCTGGCCCTCGTCGCCAAGCTCAAAGCCGGGGAGAAGAACAAGGTCAAGACCAAGGCCGCGCTCGTTGGGTTTTTCACCAATGAATACGCCAAGAGCAAACAGAATCCGAAGCAGCTGGCCGAGTGTCAGAAGCTCGTCAAGAACGACGAGTGGCTGACCGAGGCGCTCAGTGAGATCGGCGCTGTGTACGACGAAGGGGTGACGACGTTCCCCGATTTGGAGTAGTCTTGCACACGGCCTAGGCCGATGGTTCCGGTGGCTGGCCCCGAGCCACGCAAGAATCGGGGCATAAACCTTGAAAATAATTTATGAAAAGCCGATTGTCATCACTCCACAACTGATGGCCAATCGGTCGCCGAGGATGATTGAAGAGAGAGAGCGCAATCCTGGGGTCCATGTCCAAGCCATCAACAAGGCGCTCGCAGTGGCGGCGGGTAAGATCGATGATGACATCGACAGTCCGTTCGAGCGAATGTCCGAAGATACCTATCCGCTGATGATGGCCCTGGGGGTGGGGTGGGAGGAGTTCCGCGCCAGCCACTATTCTGACTCAGAATTACTGTGGCAGCCCGGGGAGTTGGAGCGGGATGGGATATTCGGCACCCACGACGGCCTCATAACCAACGATCCGCTGGAAATATGGGAATGCAAGAGGACCACAAAAAAGGTCCAGAGTGTGGCTGGGTGTTGGCTCTATTTGAAGCAGGGGCTGGCGTATTGCGCGATGGCTGGCCTGAGTCGAGTCCGATATGACATTTTATGGGTCTGTGGAGACTATTCCAGACCCTATCAACCGAAGGCGACGAGTAGCTTGGTCGAGTTTAGCGAAAAGGAGATCGAGACATGGTGGGCAGTAGTGCTGAGAGCGGCAAAGGGAGTGAGGGCGGAGTGAGGGCGGGGCATAATGTGGTCCTGCGTCACTTCTGGGAAGATGGTCGCCCATATGGTCCGGCACATGTAGTGCGTTCTCCGCTGCATTGCACAAATACCATATTGAAGGACGCGGACGGTCTCTATTACATTGTCCCGCTCAATGGAAGGATCGAGATCAGTGGCGAATAAGACTCCGGTTGGGTTTGTGCGAGACTTCTCCGGCCGTGAGGCTCCAGCCATCGGCGTGTTTGGCGCAGAGGGGACTGGCAAGACGAGATTCTGTGCCACTGCCGGAGAGTATGCTGCCGAGAGAGGGCAAGTCCCCGGCTGGCTGGTGTGCGACCGCAAGACTCGAAAGACCGTCCGAGAGGTATGCGGTGAGCTTGGCCTCGACCTGCCTTTCATCCAGCGCGACGACTTCATCGCCCAAGATAAAGCTCTTGAGATTGCCAAATTAGACCGCGAGAGCGAATCCGACAATACCAAGGTCCAAAAGATATATACGGACGTGTTTCGCCGAGTGGTCGATGCGGCTGGAGAGCTGGCCAAAGACCCCGCGATCAATCCGATTATCTTCGAGACCGGGACGCAGATTTGGGATTGGATATCGTTCTCTCATTTTGGCCGCAAGCAAGGCGTGGGCAAGAGCAGAGTCTGGGGTCCGCCGAAGCAGGACTGGACCGATCTGATGGACGCTCTATCGCACAAGACACTCTTGGTCACATTCTGGGAGAAGGATGCGTATAAGGGCGAGGATCGGGCCGGGTTTACTAAGCCGGATGGGCCGCCGCATGTTGGCTATAGCACCACTACCCTCGTGCGTCTCAACTTCGATCAGAAGATGAAGATCAAAGGAGACGAGACCCACGTTGACCGTTTCTCTCTCGATATCTATGAATCTCAAGACAATGTCGGCCTCGCTGGGGTCAACGGAGTTTTGAGCGGCGAAAATATCACCTATGGGAATTTGATGGCCCAGTTGCGGCCGGAGGAATAGAGAGATGTGGAGAATTGTGCGTGGTTGCTTGGTCGTGTTTGCGGTCATTGTGGCGTTGTGGTTGGCAATCGAAAGGTGGTTAGTCCTGTGAAGAAATATGACATCGTCCTGCGGGCCACGATAGAGATCGGCGGGGAGTATGAGGCAAATAGTGCGGAGGAGGCTAGAGCAGCGGCTGAATTGGAGCTGCGGAGCGGAGGCCAGATTGGCGATATCACTGTCGAGCGCTGTATCTATCTTGATGAGCCCGATCCCAGCGATCTCCCCTCTGAAGCCTATGACCCCGGCACGCCGATCATGTGACGCGGAGACTCCCATGCCCCCGCCGCCCTATCAAGAGGCCGTTTGGACGACCGAAGATGAGCTGGCGTATTTGCGGGGGTTGAGGCGGGACGGCAAGGTGGTGGTGTTGCGGGCCTATGTGCGGGTGGCGCATCACAGGCGATGGTTTGGACCGGGGATGAGGGTCAATGCCGGGATGGTGATATTGGCAGCGCGGGATATGCTGGCCGAGATGGAGCGCGAGGCTTGATTTTGGTAGATGAACGTATCGGTAGCCGCGAGCAATTACAAACTCTCAGGGGTCTGGGTGTGGACGCGGAATTGGGTGGCAAGATGGACTCGGATTTCCAATTCACCGGTTATGGTCCGGATGGCGCGGTGCTCTCCCTGGGGATCGAGCGCAAGAGCATCCAGGATCTATTGAACTCGATGCGGGACAGGCGCTTGGCAGGGCAACAGCTAGGACGGATGATCGACACCTATGACGTTTGCTATTTGGTCGTCGAGGGGATTTGGCGGCGCGGCCGAGGCACCGGCATGGTCGAGATATTGCAGCGGGATTGGCGGGCCAGTCGCGGCGGCCACAGATATGCCGAGGTGGATCGCTTCCTCTGTTCTCTCGAAGAATTGACCGGGCTGAGGTTGCGCCGGACGGCCGATGAAGAGGAGACTTGTGCGGCCATCGCTGACCTCTATTTGTGGTGGCAAAAGCCTTATGAATCCCACACCTCAACCCGCGTCATCTATGCGCCAGGGCCTACGATCAAGCAAAAGGGGAATAGGCCGAAGCTATTCCGCCACGAAGCAACGTTGCTGGAAAAGTGGGTCGTGGCGCTGCCTGGTGTGGATGACAGAGCGATAGAGATTGCGAAGAATTTTTCGAGCCCAAGAGACATGGCCAATGCGGACATAGATCGATGGGCGGCGATCCACGGGCAGAGGGTGGGGCGCAAGACGGCGCAAAACATAGTGGAGGCGATCAGTGCTGAGGTATAGGGTTTGGGTCGAGATACCGGGCAAGGACCGGGCGCAACAGGCGATTTGCGCCACGCAGAAGATGGCGGAGGATTTCCTCAAGCTCATCCTGGATGCGGGGCAGCCCAAGGGCACGCGCTGGCGGATCTATAGATCGGACGAGATAGTGTTGCAGGATGGGACAGTCGAGTGAGCCAGTGGACCTATAGCCGCTGCACCTCCTGTAGTCATGGGCAAAGGCAAGTCTTGCCCGATGGACCTATCGATGCCAAGGTCTGTGTGATCGGCGAGGGGCCGGGGTGGAATGAGGCCAAGACAGGCGTGCCATTTTGCGGAAAAGCTGGGCAAGAACTCGATGAGACATATTTGCGCCTCGCAGGGTTGGACCGCAACGATGTCTTTGTCACCAACATGGTGCAGTGCAGATGCGAGCGCAACGGCGTAGACGTGCGTCCAGCCGACTCCCTCCTCGCAGTCTGCACTCCCAACCATCTAAGAGAAGAGATATTGACCGTCCGGCCGGAGATCGTGGTCTTGTGCGGGGCGACAGCATGTTCGCTAGTTCCAGGGATCGATCTGGAGTTGGAGCATGGATTTCCGCGCGCCGCCGAGATTTATGGGCATAAATGCGCCGTTGTGCCGATGTATCATCCGGCCGCTGGGCTGCATTTGACGCGCTTGATGACGCCGCTCCTGGAGGACTGGGAGAGGTTGGGTATGTGGATGAGGCATCGATGGGGAGTACCGAATGAACCGAAAAAACTCGCAGTTTATAAACTCATCAGCTCGTACCGCCATGCCGAACCGTTATCAGGTCCTGTTTCGGTGGATACGGAGACCGACGAAGGGCGACCCTACTCAGTACAGTTTAGCTGTACGCCAGGAAGGGCCTATATGGTCCTGGCCGAAGATCGCGGTTGCCTCTCCGAATTCGCGGCGGTATTACGAGACAGAGAGGTCATCCTGCATAATGCAACTTTCGACCTCCAGATCCTTGAAGACCTTGGGATTAGAGTTTCTAGTTGTCGAGATACGATGCAAGAACTATTTCACCTCGGAAACCTCCCCCAAGGGCTAAAGGCCGCAGTCTATAGAGTGTTTGGCTATCGGATGACTTCCTATGATGAGGTCGTAACGCCACACTCAAAAGCGGTCCTGGAGTCGTGGATGGCGGAGGCTCTAGGGCATGTGAGTGGCGAAATGCGGACTGAGATCCGCGAGCAGCTCAAGACGAAAGTCCGCGTGACCCAAAAGCCGCACGAAGCAGAGGCCGTTCTGCGCCGCGTCATGGTCCGCTTGGACTCCGACTACGATCCCTGGGAACTGCCCAAGAATGACAAAGGCATAGAGAAGCCTCGGCTGATAGGCAGGCCGTGGCTGGACGAGGTCGAGCGAGCGGTTGGGCGGATGCCTCGCCGATCTATCGTCCACGCGCCGCTGGAGCAGCAAGTCCAATATGCGTGTGGGGACGCCGATTGGACGCTCCGGCTGGCGCACTGGCTGGAGGGCGAGCGGAGGAGGATTGTGCAGGAAGAATGGAGGGTAGCGGCGTGAGAATTGGCTTGGTCCAAGGCGTTAGTTTGGCGCAACTATTGCGGGAAATCGAGAGGAAAAGATGCCACTCTACGGCGGAATCCAACTACCGGATCGCCCAGATCCAGAGAACGTCAGACGGTTGGATCTCCTCCCTATCCCGATGCTTCGCAAGATGCAAAGGAACGGCTTCCGCATTGACCCGCAGCACTTTTCCGATCTATCGCGGCGACTGACCGCGCGGATGGCCGATTTGCGCGCCGATATCTTGAACGAGATACCGGCCGAGGCGCTGGACAGATTTTTGGAGGTAAGTGGCGATGATGGATCTGATGAAGATGAACCATCTGATGAGGGGTTTGGCTTTAACGTTGAGTCAAGCGCAAAGGTCGCTGAATTACTGTATACAACTCTGCGACTCGATGGAACGGCAGGGGTCAAAGTCAAAAAGACCAAAGGCGGCGACCGGCTATCGACAGGGAAAAAGACCCTTGAGCAGCTCAAAAGGAGTCACCCAGTCGTCCCGCTAATCCTCGAATACAGGGAAAACTCCAAGCTCGAATCCACCTATGCGCGGGCCATGGTACGACGGGCTAGATTCCACCCAAAGGGACATGATTGTCCGGTATGTGGAAGGCACCACTGGAGTGACGAATGGCGTGTACATACTCAGATCCTAACAACGCGCACTCCTGCCAGATTCTCTTCCAAGGGGCCGAATCTGCAAAATATCCCCATAAAAGGGGACTTGGGCAAGGAGATCCGCGCCGGGTTTATTGCCTCGATAGGACATAAGATCGTCCAGAGGGATTGGAGCCAGATCGAGCTGCGGCTGCTGGCTGACAGATCCGGCGATCCGGTCTTAGTCGCGGTCTATGTGGCGGACGGCGATGTGCATGAGAAAACGGCCGAGGGATTGTTCGGCGGGTCTGAGGGGAGTACGGACGCGGTCACGCGTAGGATTAGTGCCAAGACGGCGAACTTCTCTATTGTCTATGGGACAACTGAGGTCGGTTTGTATGAGCAATTGTGCGATTCGTTTTCGCGTCTCAAGATCGCTTTTCCGGCATGGTTGTCGGAGGCTGGTTGCAAGAAACTGATCGACGACTGGTATGCACTCTATGAAGGCGTCCGTGTTTATTTGCAAGATGAAGAATCCAAGATGCGGCGCTGGAAGATTGTTTGGACAGCGTGCGGTCGAGTGCTACGTATGCCCGAGGTAAGCTCCTACCACTCTTACGTCCAATCGGCCGGTGTGCGGCGTGGATGCAACCATGGAATACAGGGATTTGCTGCCGATTTGATGCGTTTGGCGATGGGAGAGGCGCAAGAGAGGTTTGACCTTTTGACCGAATATGGCATCGACGCCGCGCCAATCCTAAGCATCCACGATGAGCTATTGGTCGAGGTGCCGGAGGATGACGCGGAGACAGTACAGGCAGTTCTAGGTGAAGTGATGGACAATGTGCTTTTTTGCCGCTCGACCGGCCGGGAGTTGTGCCGCGTGCCAATCAGGAGTGACGGTAAAATTCTAGAAAGGTGGACTAAATCGTGAAACGATCCGATGACCAATTGCTCAATCTGCCGGAGACCAGCGCGGCCTCTAGGGGTGTGAGGCATAAACTAGACACTCTGCTCAGAGAAGCGCATTCGCTGAAAGGAGTGGAGAAGCGGCTCAAAGAGATCAAGACAGAGATCGTTGATCTGGTGCAACAGCACGGGTTAGTGGCTGACGATGGAACCATTGGGACGCGCGTAGGCGATCTCTGTTGCGTGGTGGGCTATCGAGCTGGCCGCCGATCTCTCGATAGGGAGCTATTGGTGGAAAACGGTGTCTCCCCGGCACAGATCGAAATGAGTTTCAAAGAAGGCGAGGGGTATTGGGTGTGTGAGCTGCCGTCGATTGGTGCGGAGGATTGACAGCCCACCGCTTAACCTATAAACTGTCCCTATGAGTGCTACTGCCACGTCCTCCCCGTCGCGCAAGCAGCGCGCTCTCTCGACTGCCGAACAACGTATCCAGAATTGGATCAAGAAGAATCACGGCGTCCTGTCGAGAGTGGCCGAGGAGACGAAGAAGTCAGTGGCCTTTGTGCAGCGCATTGCCTACAATCGGGACGCGCAATCGAAGGATCTAGTGGTCGAGCACAAGCTCGTAGCGCGCGGCTGCCCATTGATCCAAAAGATTCGCTAGATTTTTGTTGACACCTCACACCTTCCTGTCTTACACTTTATAGGTGAAACTTGAGTGCCAAGTTGTTTTTCAACCCGTGGTTAAGAAAACCGGCTCTGGAATAGGTTTGGTGGTACCCCATGTAAAAGTCTCCGGGATACCGGGGCGTCCTAAACCAGCGGAAGTTCACGGATCTGGACGGCGACGTAATACCAGTGAGGCACTATAATCTTTGGCAAGGAGAACCTTCCATGCCTGCTGTGAGTGAGAATCAACGAGTGGCGATGGCCATCGCGGAGCACCATCCAGACAAGCTGAGTGGGAAGAACAAGGGCCTGCTCAAAATGTCTAAAGGCCAGTTACATGAGTTTGCATCAACCAAGGAGAAGGGATTGCCGAGGAAGGTATCCATGGCCAAGAAGAAATAAACATGTCAGCCAAAATAGAACTAGCTGGAAGGACATTCGGAAGGCTGTTGGTGATCGGTTTTGTTGAGTATCGAAATCACCAGTCTTACTGGGAATGCGTTTGCTCTTGCGGAAACTCCAAGGCCATTTCCAAAGGGAGTTTGCTAAAAGGTGTTTCCAATTCGTGCGGTTGTTTAAACTCCGAGATTACGGCAAACCGAAATTTCAAGCACGGTTTGTACGGAACAGCAGAATACAACTCCTGGTCTGGTATGCTGGCACGTTGCTACAACCCCAACAACCCACACTATGAGTACTACGGTGCGCGTGGCATATCGGTATGCCCACAATGGCGCGATAGTTTCCAGAACTTTATGCGGGACATTGGCCCGAAGCCAAGCCCCAAACTCTCGATAGACCGCGTAGACAACGACGGTAATTATAGCCCTGAGAACTGCCGTTGGGCTACAGCAAAGCAGCAAAGGGCAAACCGGCGTGCGCCTAGGCCGTTCACTAAGCGGCGGAGAATCACCGCGTGAAATTAAAATTCAAGCAGTTCTCTAACCCTATACTTCTTATTTCCGACAGCCCAGATAAAACTACAGGACTCGGAAGGGTGGGACGCGATCTAGCTAGCCTCTTATGCACACAGCCTGAATGGCGCGTGGCCTATATGGGGATGGGAGGCGTCGGGCGGCGGCAGTTCCCCTGGACCTCCTACTCCTTCCCACAAGATGGCCAATGGGGGAGCAACTATCTGGCCGAATGTTGGACCGACTTTGCAGGGGAGGATGCGGGGATCGTCATGTCCTTGTGGGACCTGAGCCGGATGTTGTGGCTCAGTGAGACCCGCTCTCTCCCCCCCGACCTGGGCAGATTCCTAGGCTCAGGTCGAAATTTCTACAAGTGGGGCTATGTGCCGGTCGATAGCACCGGCCCGGATGAGATGGGGCTGCCGGTGGGTATGGTGCAGGCAGCGGCCGGGTATGACCGGCTGCTGGCGGCGAGTGAGTGGGGGGCGGGGGTCGTGCGGAGGACGCGGCCCGTGGACTGGATACCGCACGGGATATGGATGGATAAATTTCGCATCTATGCGAGGGAAGATCAGAGGGCATTGGGGGCCAATCCAGATAACATCGTGGTCGGATGTAATATGGCCAACCAATCGCGCAAAGACTGGCCGGTGGCGTTCGAGGCAGCGGCGATATTGCGCGCGGACTTGGGCAACAAGTTTCGTTTCTGGGTCCACACAGACACGATGATTCGATACTACAATCTCTATGCGCTGGCGACAGATTATGGTGTGGCTGACTGTCTGGAAGTCACGACGGAGATGGATGACGCACAACTGGCCCTGCGATATAGCGCCTGCGACTGCACGATATTGCCCTCAGCGGGTGAGGGATTTGGTTTCCCCATCGCGGAGAGCATGGCATGTGGGACGCCTTGCGTGGTGACGGATTATGCAGCGGGGCAGGAGCTGGTCGAGGACAATTGCAAGGTGCCTCCAGTGGCCTATCGAGTGGACACTGTGCATGATGTGCGGCGCGCGGTGTTGAGTGGCTATGGGTTTGCATCGCGGGCCAAGGCGCAGATCGAGGCCCACAGAGAGGACTGGCAGGGGGTGGGGGAGAAGATGCGGGGGAGAGTGGAGCATCTGGGATGGGACAAGCTCAAGCATGTGTGGATGCGGTGGTTTAGAGAGGGGCTGGCATGACCCACGAAGTAATGTCCGTGGCCTGTGGCGGCGTAGGTTTAATCCACTCAGGTCCATCTGAACTGATAGTACGGGTGTTTGACAACAGGGACAACGCCTTCACTCCCTGCCAATCCTATCAACATCTGCTCGAAGATTCTGACTCAGAATGTTTGATCCTGGTACACGATGACGTAACTATCCACGATGCCGACTGGCTGGAGAGAGTGATGGCTGAGTTTACTCCTGGCGTAGTCGCAGTCGGCCTGGGCGGGGCATTGGCATTGGGCCACCCGGATCTCTACAAAAAGCCTTATCGCCTCAACGATCTGGCCCGCTACGGCTATCGCAGCAACCAGACAGACTGGCAGACGCACGGCGAGCAGGAGACGCGGTCATGTAGGGTCGCAGTCTTGGATGCGTTCTTTATGGCGGTGCGGCGTGACTGGTTGATGGCGCGCGGCGGCTGGCCCGTCTCCCATCTGACCCACCATTGCCTCGATACATGGCTCGCGTGCGAGGCGGCGAAGGATGGTAAGGAGATACGGATGGTCGGGGTCTCAGTCTCTCATCATGGCGGCGGATCATCGACCAAGCCGACCTATCGAGAGGCCAAGTGGTTGCAAGGTCATTCGATGGAGGAGGATCATCGCCTGCCGCATCGGTGGATCTATGAGACATATAGAGGCGTGCTGCCTTTCCAGGTGAAGCCATGAACAACATCATTTTATTGGTCAAAGACCGCCCGCGACTCACCGAACAAACTCTCCGCACTCTCTACATGCACACGGACAAGAGTGCGTTCAATCTAACGGTCGTCGATGATGGCTCCTGGCCTGAGACCACGCAGATCCTCCGGCGCTATGAGGGCTATGGGAATATTGAGATCGTCACATTTCTTCACTCGGTATCCATCGTAGGATTTCTACGCAATGTGGGCGTATGGGCGAGCGAGAGGTTTTTTGGGCGCGGGGATTATCTCTATCATAGTGACAACGATATCGCCTTCACCCCACGCTGGCTCGACATCATGACCGACCGTCTGGACTTTGTACACAGTTTGAACGTCTGTATCTTAGGTGGGTACCGGCATCCATTCCATGGGCTGCGTGACGGGGCGCTGACTACGGCCTTGCATGAAGGCGAGGGGGTGGATCTGACGGACGCGGTCGCTGGCTATTCACACCTGATGAAGTGGTCTACATGGGACCAATACGGACCCTATGACCAGCACGCTAAAGGCGTGTGTCAGTCGGAGGACTTTGCCATCTGTCAGAAGATCAAGGCGGATCATGGGCACGTCGGATATATCCATACGCCTGTCATCCACAACTGCGGCCTGACCAATAGTGAGGGCAAGCCTGCCATCGGAGCAGAACACTTCCCTAGAATCCCTGGACTGGTCTATGAGTAGGCCCACCTTTTCTCTGTGTCATGCGACCGCACGGCTGCCAGATGGCTGGCGCAAAGCCTATGAATGTTGGCGGGACAATTGTGATGACTGGAGCCGTGTCGAGTACATCCTCGGTGTGGATGATGGTATCAGCGAGCTTTCAGACTCAGGCGGCATCAAGCTTGTCATAAACGCCGATAGACCATGCGCTGTCGATGCGTGGAATGCCGCAGGACTGGTGTCCACTGGCCAGGTCCTTATCACTGCCGCCGATGACATGTTCCCCCCGCCTCACTGGGACACGGCACTCCTCGCCGCTATCCCATCGCTCGACCAACCGTATGCTGTTGAGGTCAAGAGTGGGACCAGTCCAGCCGACGATGAGTGGATGCGGTGTATGCTGCACTCGATCATCACGCGGCCTTACTATGAACAGATCGGCAACTTCTTCTGCCCTCAATACGTGGGCTACTATGCCGACTGCGACTTCTCTGAGATGGCACGCCGCGACGGTGTCGTTGTCGATGCCCGCCACCTGACCTTCCAACACCAGCATTGGATCGGGACCAATGTGCCTCACGATGAGGTCTATAGGAGACAGGACTCGGATGCCAATCGTGAGCTGGGGATGAGAGTTCTAGGTGAAAGACGAGCCAACGGATTTGCTGGAGGAAATCGGTGAGGACGATTGTGAGTGTGGGTACGGACAAGAAGTTCGCAGCGGGTATGGAGCGGCTCCAGTCTCTGCTGCCGATCCGCGAGAAGATGGTCATGTTTTATGACGCTCCGCCCAACTCTCTGCCCCACCACACCCACCCCT